ATCTGGACGAGGGATATGTGGATAAGATCGCCGTCTTTGATATGTTCTTCCGCCGCGTGCCGGACGGCGGCGGCTACGCCATTATGGCCGGTCTGCAGCAGTTCATCGACGCCGTGGATCACCTGAAATTTACCGGCGAGGACATCGACTATCTGCGCTCGACGAAGGCGTTCGACGAGAAATTCCTCACCTACCTGAAGAATTTCCAGCTGCACTGCAATATCTGGGCCATTGAGGAGGGCATGCCCATCTTCCCGCAGGAGCCCATCGTCACCGTCGAGGGTCCGGCCATCGAGTGCCAGCTGCTCGAGACGCTGCTGCTCGTCACCTTCAACCACCAGTGCCTGATCGCCACCAAGGCGAACCGCATCGTGCGCTCCGCCGCGGGCCGCCCGGTCATGGAGTTCGGTGCCCGCCGCGCGCAAGGGTATGACGCCGCCTACTTCGGCGCACGCGCGTCCTACATCGGCGGCTGCGGCTCCACCTCCTGCGTCATGGCCGCGCGTGACTTTGGCATCCCGGCCTCCGGCACGATGGCCCACAGCTGGGTGCAGATGTTCCCGACGGAGTACGACGCCTTCAAGAAATACGCCGAGATGTACCCCGACGCCTGCGTGCTGCTGGTGGACACCTACAACGTGCTGCGCCACGGCGTACCCGATGCCATCAAGGTGTTTGACGAGGTCCTGAAGCCGATGGGCAAGCGCCCGAAGGGCATCCGCATCGACTCCGGCGATATTGCCTACCTGTCCAAGAAAGCTCGCAAGATGCTGGACGAGGCCGGCTACCCCGACTGCACGATCTGCGCGTCCAACTCTCTGGATGAGTACATCGTCCGCGACCTGATTCTGCAGGGTGCCCGCGTGGACAGCTTCGGCATCGGCGAGAACATGATCACGGCCAAGAGCGACCCTGTGTTCGGCGGCGTCTACAAGCTGGCAGCCGTCAGGGAGGACGACGGCAGCTACACCCCGAAGATGAAGCTGTCCGAATCCGCCGAGAAGATGACGATCCCCTGCCTGAAAAAGGTCTGGCGTATCTACGACCAGGACGGCAAGGCGATGGCTGACCTTATCACGATGGCCGACGAGGTCGTCGAGACCCAGCACGGCATCACGCTGTTTGACCCGATAGAGACCTGGAAGGAATGCACCTACGTCAACTGCACGGCCCGCTGCCTGTCCACCCCGATTTACGAGAACGGCAAGCGCGTTTACAGCTCCCCGAGCCTGGACGACATCAAGAAGTTCTGCAAGGCGCAGGTCAACACCCTCTGGGACGAGGTCAAGCGCTTCGAGAACCCCCACCGCTACTACGTTGACCTGAGCCAGAAGCTGTGGGATACCCGCAGCGCGCTGCTGAAGAAGCTGTCGAAATAAAGATCTCCGGCTTCCCCCTTGGGGGAAGGCATTTCTTCCCAAAAACTTCCACCATCCTTACAAAATGGTTACAACCCGCGCCCCCTGCACATACTGTGGCTATACAGCTTGTGCAGGGGGATTTTGTATGCTGGAACGTGCTTCTCTGTTTTTGCTCGGCGGCGGGGCGTATGCCGCGCTGGAATTGGCCTGGCGCGGCACCACGCACTGGACGATGTTTCTGACCGGCGGGGTCTGTCTCTGCCTTTTGCAGGCGCTGGCGGATCGTCCGCTGCCGCTGGGCCCGGCGGCGGCTGTCGGGGCGGCAGGTGTCAGCGGACTGGAGCTGGCCGTCGGCGCAGTCTGCCGCCGCGTGCTGCACACCGCCGTCTGGGATTACGCCGACGAGTGGGGTAATCTGGCCGGGCTGGTCTGCCCCAAATACACCGCCTACTGGTTTTTGCTGTGCGGGTGGGTCATTTTTGTGCTGCGCGGTGTTGAAAGTACCGTTTATCACCCTCAAAAATCCGCCTCCCGGCATTAAAGTCCAAATTATCGTACTGCCTGTCTGGTATAATAAAAGCATGGAGAGCAAAACCGGACACAGAAAGGCGGTATCCACCATGACCCAGCAGTTCAGATACGTCAGCGGCCACATCGAAGTCTTTACCGAGAATGGAGAGTTCCTTTTTTCAGCAGACACCATGCAGGAGGCATGGGAGGAACTGTCCGCGTGACGCGTACACTCGCAACGTCCGTATGTACACTATGCCGAAATAGTTTAAAATATACAAATAACTTTTGTAAGTTTGTACAAAATGCAGCTTGCAAAAGTCCGGCCTTTCGCATATAATAAAGACAGAAAGAGGGGAGCGAAAGCCCCCGGAACACTTAGCCCTACACTAGGAAAGGAGACGGGGTTACTATGTTGAAGCTGCACACTTTAGCCGAATGGATGCACGGGTTTTTGGATCCCGAACGTCCCTACGGACTGCCGGAGGATGTTTACAATGACGTGATTCCGTCAGGCGTCCACAATTTCAACCGCAACGATCTATTTTAAAGCCGTCTGAATCCCACAACCCCCACCCCGGTGCGGCCCGCAAGCCCCGCACCGGGGTGGGGGTTTGTTTTGCAATAAAAGAGCGGCGTGAATCGTAGTGTAGGTAGGGGCCGGGCATGCCCGGCCCGCGGCTTTCCCGTAAGCGCCCGTCCGCCTTATACCTCCGGTCCGGGCATGCCCGGCCCCTACCGTGCGGCATCTTTCAAAACTCCCTCTTGTTTTTTTCGTCAAAACACGGTATTCTATAATAAGTATATTATGCCTTTCAAAAGGAGCGACCTATGAAACTCATCACCTTTACCGTGCCGTGCTACAACTCGGCTGCCTATATGGATCACTGCATCGAGACCCTGCTCACCGCGGGGGAGGACGCCGAGATCATCCTTGTGGATGACGGCTCCAAGGACGACACCGGCAAAATTGCCGACGCCTACGCCGAAAAGTACCCCACCATCGTCCGCGTCATTCATCAGGAGAACGGCGGCCACGGCGAGGGCGTCAACCAGGGCATCCGCAATGCCACCGGCGTCTACTTCAAGGTCGTCGACTCCGACGACTGGCTCGACACCGATGCCCTGCAGCAGGTCCTGGCCGAGCTGCGCGCCCACCTCAACGACGAGCAGCCGCTTGATTTGATGATGGCCAACTATGTCTATGAGCATGTGGCCGACAACACCCGCAACATCGTCGACTACAAGGGCATCCTGCCCGAAGGCCGCGTTTTCACCTGGGAGGAGATCGGCAAGTTCCCGCCGAACAAAAACATCCTGATGCACAGCGTCATCTACCGCACCGAGGTGCTGCGCCGCAGCGGCATGGAGCTGCCCAAGCACACCTTCTATGTTGACAACATCTTTGTCTACCAGCCGCTGCCGCAGGTCAAAACCATCTACTACATGAACCTTGACCTCTACCGCTACTTCATCGGGCGCGAGGATCAGAGCGTCAACGAGGCCAACATGATCAAGCGCGTTGACCAGCAGCTGCGCGTCACCCGCATTATGATGAACGCGGTCGATGTCTACGCCCTGCCGCCGGAGCAGGCCAAGCTGCGTGCCTACATGCTGAACTATTTCTCGATGATGATGGCGATCTCCAGTATCTTCCTGACGCTGGACGGCAGCAAGGAGGCACTGGCCAAGCGCCGCCAGCTGTGGGATGACCTCAAGGCACACGACGGCCACCTCTACCGCCGCTGCCGCTTCTCGGTGGCGGAGGGCTGCAACCTGCCCGGCTGGCTGGGCAGCAAGATCAGCATCGGCGGCTACCGCATCGCCCAGAAGATCTTCAAGTTTAATTAAGGAAGTTTTATGCGTAATTACGATGTTATTTTGTTCGATTTGGACGGCACACTCACCGACTCCGCGCCGGGCATTTTAAACTCGGTGCGTTACGCCTGCCGCAAGCTGGGACTGCCTATCCCCGGCGAGGAAACGCTGCGCCGCTTTCTCGGCCCGCCGCTTATCGCCTCCTTCCGGGAGCTGATGGGGCTGGATGCCGCCGCCGCAGACCGCGCCGTCAGCGCCTTTCGGGAGTATTTCCCCACGAAGGGCCTGTTTGAGAACGAGGTCTACCCGGGCGTCCCGGCCCTGCTGGCCGATCTGAAGGCTGCCGGGAAAACCGTCATCCTCGCGACGAGCAAGCCCGAGGCGTTCGCCCGGCGCATCATGGAGCACTTCGATTTAGCGCAGTACTGCGATTTTATCTGCGGTGCCACGCTGGATGAGACCCGCACCGACAAGGCAGAGGTCATTGCCTACGCACTGGAAACTGCGGGCATCACCGACAAGACCGGCCTTGTCATGGTTGGCGACCGCGAGCATGATGTGCTGGGTGCCAAAAAGAACGGCCTGCCCTGCATCGGTGCGGTCTACGGCTACGGCACAGCCGGGGAGCTGACCGCCGCCGGGGCCGCTGCTCTGGCCGAGACGGTAGAGGAACTGCACAAGCTGCTGCTGGGATAAATCAAATGGGAGACAGCCCGCGCTGCCTCCCGTTTTTTATTGGTCTCGGTCGTTGTAATAGAGATACCACCCGCGGAAGCCGTATCCGATGCCGAGAGCGCCCAGCACCAGCAGCATAGCCGCCTTGTCGGGCCAAAGCGGCATATTCCGGGTGCAGACCCAGACCACCGCCAATGCAAGGCATACAAGCATCGGCAGGCCGTAGTGCAGCAATCTCTGCACCCGCAGCCGCTTCGGGTCACTCTCCACCGCCAGCGCCGATGGATCGCACACCTCGCACCGCACCCGCAGGATCGGGATATTGCGCACATGACTCGAATACCGCACGGCCCTGTACTCGATGCCGTCCAGCATAAACCGCGGCGCCATGCTCTCGTGGGTGATGACGATCTCCTCGCCGCAGCCCGCAGCCCAGGCCAACAGCTCGGCGGTAAACTCCTGCGGAGTTGCAATGGCGGTGTCCGGCGTAAAGGTAAACTGCCGCTTATGCTCGGCTGCCGCCATTTTCCGGTAGTCCTGCACCCAGCCGGTAAACCAGCCGCCCGCCGGGGCAGGGGAGTCCATCCGCTCAAGGCAGCTGTCCACATCCAGCTCTGCCGCCGTTCGGTCGCCGGCGGCCAGCTCCGTGCAAAAGGCTGCGGCTGCCGCCAGCTTTTGCTGCTCGGCCTCCAGCCGTTGCCGCTGGCGTTCGGCAGCCTCGGCCAGCGGCAGGGTGCCGTTCAGCACAGTGCCGATCTCCTCGACCGGCATATCCAGTGTGCGCAGCATCCGGATCAACTTTAGGGCGCGCACATCCGCCTGCGAATAGATGCGATACTCATTTTCAGGGTTGCGGGCAGGGGTCAGCAGCCCGGCCTGCTCATAATAGCGGATATTGCGGGCGGAGACGCCCGATTGCTCCGCTGCCTGCTTGATGTTCATAACATCACGCTCCTTTCGCTCTCACCTTACACCCTGCACCCGCTGGAAGGTCAATACTTTTTCACGCGGAGTCAATAGGTTTACGCAAAAAAGATGAAATTTAATTTTGTTGCATAGCGGAAAGGCATTCTTTGAAAGCCATGTCGGCGGTTTTGTAGCCTAGGATTTTGCGGGGGAAGCTGTTCATCCATGATTCTACTTGTCGGACGGTGTAGGATGTTACTTTGGCAAAGTTCGTCCCTTTCGGAAACTGGCGGCGAATCATGCGGTTAAGATTTTCATTTGACCCGCGTTCCCAACTGCTGTACGGATGGCAATAGTAAATATGCGTGCGATTGCCCTTGCAGGCGATTGATTTTAGCATTCCTTCAAGGTCAGAAAATTCAACGCCGTTGTCTACGGTGATAGATTTAAAGATTTCGCGGAAAGCCGCACCGAAGCGCCGTTCAAGCCGATTCAAGGCCCGGACGGTGCTTTTTGCTGTCCTGTCCTGCATCAAGACTATAATTTCCTTGCGTGTCTTACGCTCGGTCAGCACAAGCAGGCAGCGGCGCGTGCTGTTTTTTGATGAATAGACAGTGTCCATTTCCCAGTGTCCGAACTCGTCGCGGGTGTCGATACTTTCGGGGCGGTTGTCGATGATCTCGCCAACAGGCGGGCGGGATGCCTTGCGTACCTTGTGATGCTTTTTGCCACGGCGGGCTTTTTCTGGCAAATCCTCGTTTGTCAGATTCAAAAACACGCCTTTTTCAATGTAGCTGTAAATCGTTTCGGCGCATACGGATGTTTTAAACGTGCGTCCTTCCAGCGCGGCGCAGGCCAGCGCGGCAGCGGGCGAACATTTCTTAGTCAAGATCGTATTTTCTATGTAGGCGGCAAGCTCGTGATCTTTACCGATTTTCAATTCTGCACCCTTGGCGCGAAGATTGTCTTGATAGTACTTTTCGGCAATGTCGGGGCTGTATGCGGTCTTATATTCGTATGTCCTGTAGTCTAAACGCTGGTACTCGCCCTTTTTGATTTCGCGGTAGATGGTGCTGATATGCACGCGCAGTTTGTCCGCAATCTGACGGTAGGTATAGCCGTCTTTCAGCCATTTTTCAATACGCAGACGATCAGTGTAGGTCAGATGTTTATACGCGCGTGCCATGGTTCAAGCCTCCCGTATGTGCCCACCGGGGCAGTATATCAACAGTTTTCAGCGCCTTGTGCAAGAGCAAGCAAAAATTCAAGCTGGCGGACTGACATTGCAGGACGGCCACAAAAGCCACGTGCGCATTCATGTGCGCAGGCATCCGCCAGCCATTCGGCTACAGTGTACCCATCAAGAAATATAGGATTTTTCATAGCACAGGCCCTCCCACGGCCTTGATTTTTCCCGCCAAACCGATTATAATAAAAAATAAGCAAGGGGCGGTTGTAGTCTCTTAGCGGTTAAAGGTTAGATGGTTACTTTTGAAGGGGTCTCCATCTGGCCTTTTTGTTTTTTAACTGCGTCCATGCGATGTAAAGGTTGAAGTATTGCTGTTTTGATTTCGGGCTTAACTTTTCAAACTCTTTACTTTTCATTTGGCGGTTCCTTTCTGTTTGTACCGCCCCTTGCTATGGTTTAATTATATCATGCGCATAACATAATTACAATAGTAATATTGCACAAAGATAATGCGCATTATCTGTACATGTTTTGTATTGCGCATTACATTCAAATGTGGTAAACTACCCTTAAAGGAGTGATTGCCATGCCCGGAAAATATAACGATTATCGAAACCAGTTCCAGCGTGAAAACTATGATCGCCTTAATGTTCCCGTTGCCAAGGGAACAGTCGCAGCGTTGAAAGAGTATGCAAAGCAAAAAGGCTATGACGGATATAGCGATTATATCCGCGCACTGATTCTTGCAGACAGCGGCATTGATACAACACGCAAAAAAGAACAATAAACGGAAACACGGCAGACCGCCCGCATGGGTTGTCTGCCGTGTGCTGTTTTAGTCGTTGTCTACATCATCGGGGATGCCGTCACCGTCACTGTCGGGCACTTCCGGCAAGCCTGCAATGCTTGTCAGCAGAGACAGCAGGCCAGCAAGGGCGGATGCACTGACAACGATACGCCAGTCAACAGCCCCCAGAACGGCGGCACTGCCGATGGTGGCAATGGCCGTTTGTGCAACGGTCTTGATCGCGCGAACGGTAGCGGCCTTTGCAAGGGCACGCAAATACTTCTTCTTCATGTGTTCACTTCCATTTCTCCGCTATGTACGGGGAGACTTTCGCACGTTTCGACAATGTGCTTGATGGACGGGTCGCCATCTCCCAAAGCAACATAGGGGTCATAATAATTGCGCAGGGATTCCAGCCCGTAAGGCGGGATGTAGCCCTTACTTATATAGTGCAGGCCCAAATCCATGACTTGGCCGCGCAGAAGGGCTTTGACAGCGATTTTGACGTTCTTGTCCTCTGCCTTGGCTTCTTTCCTGCGGCCTGCCAGATAGCCTGCCAGAGCGCCCGCGCAGGCCGTCACAAGCGACGACAGCAGACCGGGCAGCATCTGTGCAATAATCTGTTCCATCGGTCAGCCCTCCGCCCACGCGCTGGAATAGCCAACAGACAGGCCGTGTGCTTTCTGCTGCAAGACGCTGGCCGCAGCGGTGGTCATGGGCGGGAATGTGACGGTGTAGGCCGTCGGGGTGCTGCCATTGGCAGCGGCAAGGATAGCGTCGAAGTCGCCCTTGCTCATGGGGCCGATGGTGGGGCACTGCAACGGTGTGGTGTTTTCTGCGGGTTTCGTGTCGGTGCTGGGCTTCGGGTAGCCGTTCAGGCCCTTGGCGCGCATGATGGCAGGATAGTCCACATAGGACACATCACAATCCAGCGACGCGCCAAAGCCCTTGATGCCCAGTGCGTTGCGGCTGGAATACTGCCACAGGCCGTTTTGCACAGCATTGGTGTCCGTGGCCGTGTAGGCCGCTTCCCACTTGTCGAAGCCGGTCAGCACAGATAGGTTCGTGTAATTTACGAAGAAATCACGCGAACAATACACTGCTGCATAATAGCCCGCCTTTTCCCACACTTCCAGCGCGGATTTGATGATGGCGGTATTGACGGCTTTGCCGCACGTTTTGTTGAACGGCTCATATTCTACATCGTAATAGATCGGATAGTCGAACTTGTGCCCGGAAATAGCCCTGATGGTCTGTTCTGCCGTGACAGCCGCCGCGTCGGCGCTCTGATCGTAGCAATAGACATAGATACCCATGGGCACGCCGTACTGCTCACAGCCCTTGATATTGCGCAGCAGGTGGCTGTCCATGTACAGACCGCCTTTGCCGTGGCGGGCAGAATAGCCAGCGCGCAGGATGGCAAAACCGGGGTTTGTTCCGCCGTTCACACGGCGCAGTTCTGCCGCCACGGTTGCCCAGTTGATTGCGCCTTGATGGTGGGAAACGTCGATTCCGTAGATTTTAGACATCGGTTTGTTCCTTTCTGACCGGGCGGATGCCCAGCGCGTAGTTAAATTCGAGTTCTGCCAGCGCGGCCCGCTGGTCGGCGGTGTCCACCCCTGCCGCTTCGGCAGCGGTCAGCGCTTCGTCAGCCAGATCAAGCGCGGCGCGGGCAAGGTCTGTCGGCATCATCACGGGCGTGGGCCGCAAATCTGCGTCGCCTGCAACTCTGTCAGATTACCGCTGTCAACCTGTTCCCATACCTGTGCAGCGGTGACGCGGCCAAGCCTGTACATAAGTTTCCAGAATGCCATAGGTTACACCCCCATCATAACGGCCAGTGTGTCATAGATTGCGTTGATTTGTTCCTGCACAGTGGGCAGGGGTTCATCCTCTGCCCATGCGGCGGCATACGTCCACCAATCGTCAAACTTGGCGTTGATGGTATCGGCGGTTTCACCGGAACGGTCTGCACCCAACTTGCCGATGGCAGTTTCACACTGCCACAGTTTAGCATCAGGCGTTTCATCACCGGTATCAGTTTCAACCTGTTTGGCGTTTTTACGCAAATACAGCCATGTCGTGCCATCGGGCAAGGGTTCCAGCGTAACGGCAGCAGGTTTGTTGTCGAGGGATTCCGTAATAATCATACGGCAAGGCTCCTTTCTTTGATCGCGGCGGCGCGCACCGCCCATTTTGCAGATTTGAATAGTTTTTGCTGGTTCAACGCTTCGGCAGCAGCGCGGGATTTTGTGCCCTTGAAATATCCGTTGTAGCTTATCAGGCGGTACGAACGGTAAAGCGGGATGAAGTGGCTGCGCTTCAAGTCTGCCCCTGCGCGCATATACTGCCGCCGTGCTCGCTTAAAAATACCCGGGCGAACGGTAGTATAGGTGCGGTGCATGACATACCCTGCCATATCCAGACCGGGGCAACCTTTGGCCGCGCCTTTCAGGTGTCGGCGGCGGTGTTCCTCTGCCGGGGATAGAAAGTCAACGCGCACCCAACTGTCCTTGATTGTCAGGTGCAGCGTGTCTTTGACCCATTTTGTAATCTTACGGGCCGCGCTCTGGATGTCAGCCCATCGTCGGCCCATCAACACAAGATCGTCCATATAGCTGCCACTGCGCACCACAAGCGGCACGGACACACCGCGCCGGGTCTTGACATAGCCAAGGATGCGGACAAGAATATAACTTGCGACAAGATTGAACATCCATGCTTCCAGATAGCCGCCGATCAGCAAGCCGCCGTTCGGTGACATTGCCAGCAGGCAGCGCACAACGGCCAGCAGCCAAGCGGCGAGCGGAATTTCATATTGCAGAATCGCAAGCACAAGTTCCTGTTTCGTATGCTCGTATGCGCCTTTGACATCCAGTTTTAAGGCGTGCTGGATGCCAAGACTTTT